GTGTTAGGTTCACCAAGCGGTTTGCCAAGGGCGGAGAGGTGTGGGACAAGCCTAACCCCGCCAAGACCTCCAAGCCTTTGAGCCCCGCCAAGAAAGCTGCAGCGAAGGCTGCAGCCAAAGCGGCGGGTCGCCCGTACCCGAACCTTGTCGACAACATGCGTATGGCTCGGAGGAAGTGATGGCCGGACAGCGAAAGCTAGATGTCTACAAGGACGCCAATGCAGCGGTCCGTGGCGCGAAAGCTAGGGGCGAGCCTTCGGTGTCTTTCAAACTGGCTAAGGGCGGTGAATCTGATCGCCAGTGGATCCAGAAAGCGATCAAGAAGCCGGGAGCCCTGCGCTCCTCGCTTGGCGTCAAGGGTGACAACCCCATCCCTGCCAAGAAGCTAGCGCAAGCGGCCAAGGCACCGGGCAAGCTGGGCCAGCGTGCTCGGTTGGCACAAACGCTCAAGAAGATGAAGTAACGTGACCACCTCCGGCACCGCCACCTTCGACCTTGATCTGACGGAACTCGTCGAAGAAGCCTTCGAGAGGGCTGGCGGCGAGATGCGTTCGGGCTACGACCTGCGCACAGCGCGGCGTAGTCTGAATCTGCTGTTTGCAGACTGGGCCAACCGGGGGCTGAACCTGTGGACGGTGTCCTCGGGCACCATCCCGTTGGTCACAGGCACGGCGACCTACAACCTGCCCGATGACACGGTGGACCTGCTGGAGCATGTGATCCGTACCAACGCGGGCAATGCGTCTACGCAGGCGGATCTGACCATCACACGCATCAGCGTGTCGACGTATGCGTCGATCCCCAACAAGCTCACCCAGGCTCGTCCGATCCAGATCTACATCAACCGGCAGGCTCCCACGCCTACGGTGACGGTCTGGCCGGTGCCGGACCCCTCCACCACCTACACGCTGGTGTACTGGCGTCTGAGGCGGCTGCAGGATGCGGGCAACGGTTCCAACACGATGGATGTGCCGTTCAGGTTCCTGCCCGCGATGGTGGCGGGCCTTGCCTACTACTTGGCTATGAAGATCCCTCCGGGAGCGCAGCGCCTGCAGATCCTCAAGGCGCAGTACGAGGAGGCTTGGCAGTTGGCGTTTGAGGAGGACCGCGAGAAGGCTGCGGTTCGGTTTGTTCCTCGTCAGATGTTCATCGGGTGATGTATGGCGAACCGGTTTGCCTCAGGCAAGCGGGCGATCGCCGAATGTGACCGGTGTGGCTTCCGCGTCAAGCTGAAAGAACTTCAGCACTTGGTCATCAAGACCAAGCGTGTAGCGATCAAGGTGTGTCGTACCTGCTACGAGCAGGACCATCCGCAGTTGTTGCTGGGCATGTACCCGGTGGAGGATCCACAGGCATTGCGTGACCCACGCCCTGACTTCAGTGGGTACAATGCGTCTGGTCTGAACGCTGCGGGCAACGTCTCTGAAGGTAGCCGGGTCTTCCAGTGGGGCTGGAACCCTGTCGGTGGCTCCCGGATCTTCGATTCAGGGTTGACCCCCAACGCCTTGGTAGCGCAAGGTGCGGTTGGTACGGTAACGGTCTCCATCACTTAGGAGCAACTGTGGACAAGAAGCAAGTCAAGCAGATCGCCGACAAGGCGGTCAAGGGTCATGAGACCCGCATGCATGCCAAGGGCATGAAGAAGGGTGGGCCTACGACGGACGACCGTATGAAGTACGGCAAGAACCTGTCGCGTGCCATGAACCAGAAGACGGGGTGATCATGCAATCCAAACAACCCAAACCCGCTCCGCTGCCTCCGACCAAGGGCGTGGGCTACCCGCAGACCGACATCAAGACCACGGGGATCAAGACCCGTGGCAACGGCGCTGCGACCAAGGGCGTGACCGCTAGGGGTCCGATGGCATGACGTATACGGAGCTTGTTGCTGCGGTTCAGGGGTATCTTGAGAATACCTTTGAGACCGTCGACATCAACACCTGCATCAAGCAGGCTGAGCAGCGTGTGTTCAACACGGTTCAGTTCCCGGCGCTTCGCAAGAACATGACCGGGGTGACGTCGCTTGGCAACAAGTATCTCCAGTGCCCGGTGGACTTCCTGGCGGCGTACTCGATGGCGGTGGTGGATGGCAGCGGTGCGTATTCGTACCTGCTGAACAAGGATGTGAACTTCATCCGTGAGGCATACCCCACGCCTACCTCGACGGGCTTGCCCAAGTACTACGCCATTTTCGGGCCGCGCAGTGACACGGAGGATGAGCTGACGTTTCTCCTTGGGCCGACGCCCAATGCGTCGTACACCGTGGAACTGCACTACTTCTACTACCCTGAGTCGATCACGGTGGCCGCTGACGGTCGCACTTGGCTGGGGGACAACCTGGACTCGGTGCTGCTCTATGGCACGCTGGTCGAGGCGTACACCTTCCTCAAGGGGGAGGCGGATCTGGTTCAGTTGTACACGGGTCGGTACAACGAGGCGCTCATGCTGGCCAAGAAGTTGGGCGATGGCATGGAGAAGTCGGACTTCTACCGCAACGGCACACCAAGGGTACCGGTAGCCTGATATGCCACTTGTTCAGGGTCAGACGACGAGCTTCAAGGTTGGACTGTTCAATGCACAGTTCAACTTTGGCGTAAGCACTACGCAGGTGTTCAAGCTCGCGTTGTACACCGCTTCGGCCTCGCTCGATGCATCGACCACGGCGTACACCACCTCGGGTGAGGTGGTGGGTACGGGGTACACCGCTGGCGGCGTGACGCTGACGGTGTCACAGGTGCCGACGTCCTCGGGCACCACGGCGTACATTGGGTTTGCCGATGCGCTGTGGCCGGGGGCCACGTTCACAGCCCGGGGTGGGTTGATCTATCTGGCCGATGGTGTGACCAATCCGTCGATCGCAGTGCTGGACTTCGGGGCGGACAAAACTGCCACCGCACAGACCTTCACTGTTCAGTTCCCTACAGCCACGGCGGATTCCGCCATCGTTCGTATTATTTGAGTGGAGCAATCATGTCTACTGAGAGCGCAAAGTCACAAGATGTTGTCACCGCTGATGTCGTACAGGGTGGCTCCGTAGGGGCCGCCGCTGCGGCGCATGGTGAGTACCATGTTCAGTGCTTTGACAAGGACGGTAACCTGAAGTGGGAAGATCGTGGTCCCAATCTGGTTGTCAATGTCGGCTTGCAGGACATGAACACCAAGTACTTCAAGGGCAGCACATATACCGCTGCTTGGTATATCGGATTGTATGGGGCATCGGGGTCCAATACACCTGCCGCGACCGACACAATGTCTTCGCATGTTGGATGGACTGAAGCCACCCCGTACTCTAACGCTAACCGTCCTACGGCGACGTTTGGAACTGCTACGACAGCGGACCCTTCGGTGATCAACAACTCGGCCAGCCCGGCGACGTTCAACATCAATGCTACGGCTACGATCGGCGGAGCGTTTTTGACCAGCGACTCCACCAAGGGCGGTACTACGGGCATTTTGTTCTCCGCTAAAAACTTTTCTGGTGGCGACCGCAACGTGGTCAGCGGCGACACGGTCAACGTGACCTATACCTTCAACCTTGATGCTGTTTGAGGTCTGACATGGCAACTTTTGCGAAAGGCGCAGCGGTCAAGCTGCGCGGCGTTATCCCTGAGGGTACGGTCGAGGCGCTTCGGATGCTTGAGGATGGCACCATCCAGTGCCTGTTCCAATGGGTCGATGCGAACGGCAGCACCCATCAGCGTTGGATGGATGAGGACGAGCTGGAGGCAGCATGACGATCCTGTCTGACGAGCTTGCCAACGATCCGATGGCGCTGGGCTACGCACAGTGGCTGCCGGGCTCGCCGGGCATGGTCGTGCAGATCATCAACGCAGCCAACTTCAGCATGGTCAAGTCACTGCTGATGTCAGAGCGCGGCATCTTGTCTCAGTACCCCGACGGTCCGGTGGCGGCTGATGCGGTGTTGACCAAGCTCGATACGTTTGCGCAGACGCAGCATTCGTTGGCCAGCGTCGTGCGTCGTGCGCTGAAGTTCCTGGCCACCGCAGAAGGCATCGACATGGGCTCACCAGCCACGCAGTCGATGCTCGATGCGATTCAGCAGGCGAAT